GTTTCCAAGACAACTCTATCGTTTCACTATTTGATAGCACTGATTATGTTAGTTTTACTGGAAATGGTGGTGTTAGTTCTCAGACACCAGCACCAGATGGTAACTTAATCTATACAATGTCGTTTAGTGAAAAACAATTCTTGGATCGTATTGATGGATTGTTCCTTACTAAGAAGGGAGACTTTATTGTTAAAAAAGGCAACTCTTCCTTAAACCCATCAAAACCAGAAGCAATTGATGATGCTATTTCACTATGCTATCTACATATTCCTGCTTATACAAACAGCAGTAAAGATGTAAGAATGATTCCTGTAGATAACAAACGTTATACTATGAAGGACATTGGTAAGTTAGAAAAGCGTGTCGAACGTCTTGAGTATTACACTACACTCAGCATCCTAGAGCAACAAACTCAAAACATGCAGGTCAAGGATGGTCTGGGACTAGAAAGATCTAAGAGTGGATTTCTTGTAGATAATTTTGAATCACATGGCATCGGAAATTTAAAGTCCGTTGACTATAAGTGTGCTATAGATACACAACAATCGGTATTGAGACCTCAGTCTAAAGAAGATAGTTTAGTTCTTAAAGAAGTTAACACTAGAAATGATCAAAGATCTGTTTCTGGATACGTTGTTAATGATAATGTTGTTTCATTACCATATACAGAAGTAGAACTTCTCGGTAATAGAAATGCTACAAAGGTTATTAACCCCAACCCCTTCGTAGTTATTCAGTATGTTGGAGAGTCTATCATCAATCCTCAACAAGATTCTTGGTACGATCAATCTGTAGCTCCATTAGTATCAGATTCTAATACAAAATTGAATTCAATCTATCTAGCAAAAGAAGATAGTTTATCGGATGCTTACTCTAGTATCTACAACTCTTTTATTGTAAATTGGTGTGGTACTGATGTTGGTATTCTTCCAATTGAATCTCTATCTAATGTAAATTCGGAAGATGTCGAATCTTCTGTAGTTAATGGAAAACTATCTAGTTCTTCAAATGTAAGTCCACAAAATAATGAGATTGGTAAAGGACAAGCTAGTAAAACAGTTGGCAATAAAAAAGTTTCCACTTCAGTGTCATTTTTTGCCAGATCAATACCAATTAAATTTAGTGTCAATAGACTAAAACCAAATACAAAGGTTTATGTCTTTATGGAAGGACGTGATATTAATAGGTGGGTCATTCCTGATATTAAGTTCACTGGAATTCCTGGTAGTTCTTTAACTACCTTTGGATCTCCATTGACTACAGACACGAATGGCAATCTTAGTGGTATTATTCTTGTACCTGCTGGTGTTCCCCCTACATCAAATACTAGGTGGACTGGGAATCCCGATACTATCCCATATGCCGAAGGTGAGCAAGAAGTTAGATTTACTACAGGTGTAAAGTCTATTAGATTTACATCTAGTGAAACTAATGAGAATAAGGCAGGTGTTGACACATATGCCGAGGTTAACTTTTATGCTACGGGAGGACTTCCTGCCAACCCACCGAGCATTACATCTACTCAAGCAGCATTCTTCAAAGCAAATGAAGGTGTTCAGTTGATCGAAAGTAATACCGACAATCCGATTAAACCAAATCCTCTTGCTCAGACATTTAAAGTAGAAAATTTTGTACAAGGTTTGATGGCAACAGGTGTAGATCTGTTCTTTAAAAACAAAAGTAATACCGTTCCTCTAAGAGCTTACTTAACTGATACTCTATCTGGCAAACCTGGAAAAAATATTATTCCTGGAACACAAATTTCATTAAATCCAGAAACATATTTGAAAGTTTATGTTACTGGCGAAAGCGAAACTATTACTATCTACAAGGATGAGTATGTAACTGGTGCTACCTCAAATGGTTCTGGTCCTATTTTGAAAATTTTGGATGCTAATAACGTACAAGTTGGCGATGAATCAAGCACAACATTCCAAATGAATAAGGAACAAGTTTATACTTTGGTTCTTGATAATCATAATGGTACGTCATTTGTAGCAAATGAATCACTTACTATCCCATCTCTCGTAGATTACAATGCCAAGAATAACACAACACTAGGTGTATTCATTGCTAAGGATGCTGGTAAAGTTTCTAGATTGAAGGTTCTTAATACTGGAGGCAATTACGAAACTGCTTCTCTAGTGATTGAAAGTCCACAACTTCCTGGAGGTTCATCTGCTACTGCTAGTATTGGAGTTTCTGATGGTAAGGTTTACAATTCCGAAATTTCTCTGTCTGGTCGTGGATATACAGAAGCACCATCAGTGGTGATCAAAGGTGTTGGAACTGGAGCAGCTGGAGCTGAAATTCAATCTTTCATTGAAATTGATACCCCAGCAGTCAGAATGGGTATTTCTACTGACTTTAAAGATGTAACGGAATCAACAACCCCAACAAAATTCAAGTTCAAACATCCAGTGTATCTACAAAATAATACCGAATATGCATTAGTTGTAGAGACAGATTCCCTAGAATACGAACTATGGGCATCTAAACTAGGTGAAATTGAAATTTCTACTAGTAATGTTGTAACCACACAACCTCTACTAGGTTCTGTTTATAAATCACAAAATACTGATAATTGGTCTGAAGATCTATTTGAAGACATTAAATTTATTATGTATCGTGCTGAATTTGATATTGATGGTGATGCTGAACTAGAACTTACCAATGAGGTATTGGGATATGAGTTACTTGACGTATCTCCTTTTGAAACTAGTGTAAGATCGCCATCTAATGCTACGTCATCTTTATTCAAAAATAATAATTCTATTGTCAAAGTATCTCATAGAGACCATGGATTTGAAGATGGCAGCAATTCTTACGTCTTCTTTAATAAAACAGAAGATGTTGGAGGCATTTCTAGTTCTACTTTGAACGGAAGACTATTCAAAATTTCTAACTCGGGATTAGATAGTTACAATATCATTTCTCCAAACCCAGCTGGATCTAGTATTCTTGGTGGTGGATCAAAAGTAATTGCTTCGTTTAATAGAAAATATGAAAGACTTTACGCCCAAATTCCTCACTTAGAATTAGACGGAACAAAAATTGATTCGTTTGTTGAAACTACAAATGTTTTACCAGTTGATTATAGTGTTAAAAACTATGATTCTTATTCTAATACTTCTTATGAAAGAACTTTCTTAAATGAAGAGCATTTCTTTATTAATCAGAAAGTAATTACTTCGGATATTAATTCCGTCATTAATAATATCAAAAACAGTTTGAAATATAAGTTAAGACTTTCGTCAACGAATTCTTCTGTTTCTCCCATCATTGATCTTAGAACTGCTTCAGTTAAAACGGCAACTAACAGAGTTGAAAATTCTACTGGTTACGAAAATCGTTTTGGTAAAAGAAATCAAGTCCTTACTTTCTTGCCATTATATGATTTGAGTATGACTATCAATGGAGTTAATGCTGGTGCTGTAGTAGCAGGCGCAGTTTTAGTTGGAAATACTTCTAAAGCAGAAGGATTTATAACAGAGTATTCTGCTGGTGTTGCTAGAATTCGTTTAAGAACAGATACAGAATTTAGAGCAAATGAGGGACTTAGTGTAGTTGCTTCTAATGGAGTTACTGTTGAAAATGTTTCTGTTAGTATTACTAATATTTCTAAAGTATCATATAATTTTAGCGTAGACTCTACGTTAATTGCTTTTTATCCACAAGATACTTCAATTGATTATTCTAATAAAATTATTGGTCAAATTAAATTATGGGATCCAGAAGAAAATGTACTTGTAGTAGAAAATTCTTTCGCTCCAATTAACAACAATTATACTGCCAAACCAGTAGATGATATCGCTTATACGAGGAAATCAACTACTGCTGCTCAGACACCAGATGTGTTTAGAAGTGGTGATGTAATTAAATCTACGGCAGGAACTGAAGTATTCTTAGAAATTGGCACAGTTGAATTTTCAACTGGTATTGATTATGTACCTGAGACAGATTCTTCTGATAGTTCTTCTATTGCCAAGTATATAACAAAGGAAATTTCTATTAATAATCCAGGAACTACTATTACTGTTAAATCAACTGTTAATGTTCCTAATGTAGATAATATTAAACTTTACTATAAAATTA